CGTGCTGAATAAGTACCTTGTCGTTGCCGGCTTGGTTGGCGAAACCTGCGCTGATGTGCCGCTCAGTCTCTACGATCCGATCGCTCAGCTTCCTGTCGAACTCCTCAAACCGTTGTCTGCTCTTCTTGTCAGCGAGGTCCATTCGAGCAAGGAACGTGTTGGTGAGGTCTGAGATCGCGTCCTTTACCTCTTTACGAGACTCCAGAAGCTTTTCCTGAATGGCCTCGTCTATAGCGGCTATGTCGCGCACGTACCCGACAAGCGCCCTCATGGTCTTATGGACCGCGCTGCCCTCCATCTCCTTTATCTCTTGAACTATCTCTCTCATCTCCTCTACGCTGTCGCCCTCTTCCTCCTTTTCCTCGGGCGCCCCTGACGGCTCGCTGCTTGACACAGCTGGGGGTCCTATAAAGCCAGCAGCTGCCATCGAGTTCTCTAGCGACTCGTCGCTATCGAACAGGATGCTACTGGGTAGGATGCCGCCCTTCTCTATGTTCTCCACGAGAGCCCAGAACTTACCGTCGACACGGGTCTCGTAGAGCTCTTCTTCGCCATCATCGGGCTTCACCGCCATCAGCACGTCGTACTTCAGCAAGCGGTTCAATACGTCTTGATGCCAACGCGCTGGAGCGGCCTCCTTGTTGATGGCGGTAATGAGCGCCGAGGAGTGATCATTGCTCTTTATGCCGTTCCTGCCCTTGGCGAAGAACTCGCTCTTGGTGAACAGGGCGGTGGAGTTCTTTGGCGCCTTCAGCAGCGCATCTGTGGTCGCGCCAACTGAGTGCAGAAAGAGCAGCGTTCGCGCCGCCATTTGGATGCTTTTCAACCGAAACCTCCTCCTTGCGTCAGCATTGTTATGCCCTGGTGGTAGTATTTATTGTTGGGGGCTGCCATGGAGCACAAGTTGATGCAACATCACCTAGACCTACCAAAGAACCCAGGGACCCCGGCCACTGAGATACTCAAGCACATGCCCCCCAAGCTGGGGGCTGAGCGGTCCGAGGCTATATTCCACTGGGCGATGATGGGGTGCATCCCCGACTTCTTGTGCCGGTGGATGGTGGTCAACCTCGCCGTGGATGACCACGAGCTAGAGATTTGCTGCCTGCCAGACTTCTTCTGCCTGGGCACCGACGCCGACTGGGTGTTCGTCCCCATGGGCGCGCTTACAGCGGAGCGGCTAGCTCAGCACTTCAACGCCCACCTTCCTACGCCCAAGCTGGTCGACTTCATCTACACGGCGTCTACCAGACAGGTGGCGCAACCGTGGGGGCCACCGTACGACAGTACGATGACGGACACGGCCCGGTGGGGGAAGCAGACGCAGAAGATACGCAGCGCCTCTGGCTTCGTTCCTGGCGCTCTGAACGAGGGCCACCTGAAGAACGTGTGCGTGTCGAAGCGGATGAACAACACCTGCGGGGAGTGGCTCAGCTTCTACGGATGGTTCAACGCCAAGGGGAAGCCCATTCAGGGCAACAACGTCAACGCCCACGGCGTGGAGTACGCTGACTACGCCCACGGCGTGAGGTTCATCCACAACGAGCTCGTCGTGGATGGGGAGGTGATGCTGTTCGACGACGTGTTGAAGCACCCGGTGCTGTATCCACTGCTGGACCCTGAAGGCCCGGTCGCCCTAGGAACGTACACCAGCTGTCGAGCGCATCACGGGGTTACTGCGGTGGCTTACTAGCCAACACGTTTCTCCTGCAAACCCCTTCGGGTTTGTGGCATAAGAACGGTGGCCATGGCCAAGTACAACGTGTTTCGGCCGGACTTGCACCGAGCGGGCCGCATCGTAGAGACGGATGCTTTAGCCGAAAACTACTTCCCCAAGCGCGGGTACTACCACCTGCATCCAGAGCACGAGATGCGCCGGCACTTGGACGACTGGATGGTGCCCGTGAGCGCCTACCCGAGGGGAAGCTGGGTGCCCGTCTGGCTGTACTTGCTGTGGGAGCTCTCGGGGTCGTCGGCCACATGGCGCCGCTTGGTGAAGGAGTTCAAGGGCGACGACAAGAAGATCGTGAGCCTGCTGATGTCTGAGCTGCTGAAGCGCAAGGGCTCAGCCACGGAAGAGCTGATGGTCGCAATAAAAGGTTGCCTTGCCAAGCATGGGCGGGGTACAACGTAGCCGTTGTTGTCCAGAAAGGAGCAGTCGAACGAGTCTCGTGCCGGGCGTGGCGAAACCCACAGCGAACGTGGGAAGGGGTGCGCAGCCCAAGCCATAGCTGAAAGAGTCCTGGACGGGTCCCCATTGTAGGCGCGCCGCTGCGCCGAACCGGACTCTATGCGGAAGGAGCCTGCGTCAGCAGGCGAGCGCCGCGCCAGGTAGCCCCTCGGGGCGTCTGACAGGGAAGCTCGGTTCGTTCGATTGTTCCTTTCTGGACAACAGCAACAAGGGGTAAACATGGAAGAGAGTAGAGAGGAGGGCGCAGCTGCGCCCTCTGGTGCATTCAGGAACCTGACGGGGACGCGAGAGTTCTGGTGTTTGATGCCGGACATCAACCCAGCGGAGGCCGACAAGAACAAGGCGTACGTGGTTCGGGCGGTGCTCCCCTCTGAGTATCGGCTGCTGGGGGTGATGCAGGTGACGCACCCGTTGAAGGGCGTGTTGGGGCCTGGGCTGGATGCGGTGCTGCAGAGTACGTTGGTCTACACCTTCCTGGTGAACCCAAAGAACATTCATCCGCAAGAGCGCTTGTACATCACCAGCGTGTTTCCGGACCGACCCTTCCCGTGGTCAATGCCCAACAGAGACTATGGCAACGATCAGCTGGACTGCGTCGTGCTGGGCACTAGCTCACACAGCGGTATCCCACTGCTGCACGCGGCGATTGCCCTCTTGTACCCAGGGGTCCTCACCGGCGATTACGACCGACTCGAGGAAGAGCTCAAGGCGTCCGGGTACATAATCGTCCCAGCCAAGAAGTACGACATGAGCAGCCAGCTCCTCAACTTCTATGCGGCGACGCAGGGACTCAGTGAGCCGCACACTGTGTCAGAACCGGCCACGCGTGAAGAGGTCATGGCGGGCGACAACTTGGTCATCAAGGACTTGATGCAGAGAGCGGAGAAGGGATAGGTGTAGGTGGCCGACTGGCCCAAGCTGTTTCTTGTTACGGATGAAAAGCCGAAGGCCCGCCTGAAGATACCGGAGAGGGGAGCGCTCTCCGCCGTGCCAGGTGGTCCTTGCCCCAAGTGTGGGCACCCCGAGTACTTAGTGCGCGGGGTAAACAAGCGCATCGCTTCAGACAACCAGGCGTACGAGTCCGACGCCCATTGCACCAAGTGCGATGCGCTGGTCGGAATACTGCGCTTGGAGATGGACACACTTTTTGGCCTTCACGAGGATGAGGCCGTACTTCATGGAAGGTGCAGGGTGTACTGATGGAAGAGCAGACAAAAGACACTGTGGGTGAGTATTACTCGTGCTCAGATGCTGATCGTCTTACGAACACTGACATCGACGATGCCGTAGAGGAGTACCTAGACTGCCTCGACGATTTGCCATCAACAGTTGAGGTGCATCGCTACGTGCGCAATGAGATCACGAACGCTGATAGGGAGGCGTGCGTGGAGGAGGCTCTGGAGAACATATACGAGTACCTAGACGAGAACTATGGGGACCCAGAGGAGGCCACCGAGCGTGCTGCCAGTGCCAAGGACCTGGCCAAGGCGTTCGTGGACGGCATCATCAAGACGTACGACGTGTGGACGTGCGAAGCGGTAAATCCGCCCATCGTTGTGAACGTGGCCAAGTGGATTCGTGAGAACAACCCGGAGTGGCTAGAGGACGCGAAGGTGCTCGAGCAGGTGGAGCAGATGGAAAGGGAAGAGGAAGATGATATCCGCGAGTAAGTTGATCAAGTGGCGCAAGGACAATGGGTACACCCAGATCCAGGTGGCGAGGATGTTGGGAGTAGGACGTGGCGCGGTGGCTCATTGGGAGCACGGCGTCAAGATTCAGGGGCGCGTGGAGAATGAGCTGAACCTCATCATGAAGCGCCCAGAGCTGTTCAAGGCGGCGAAGTTGCCGCTCGAGCGCGACCCAATGCCCTTTGCCACGCGCAAGCCGTCTGCGGACTTACCGGCGACGAGTGCCGCTAGCGGGGAGCGCCGTGTTCCTCAGCCCAAGAAGAAGGTGTTCCTCGTCGAGCCGTTTGCTGACCTCCCCAAGGCGCCGGCAGAGATGAGCGCGGCCAGTAAAGAGCTCCTGGCTCGTCGGGTTACCAAGCTCACCAGGGACATGCTGGTGGACATCTTGGACATCGTCGTCGCTGCGGTCCGGGGCTTCTGAACCATGCGGCTAGTAACTCCGTCGTTCTGGGAGCACCCGGACTCTGAGGAGAACGTGGTCAAGTTCCACCTATGGAAGCAGGCCATGGAGTTCGCGGAGCATATCTACGCGGACCTCATCGCCGCCGGCGACAAGCCACAGGAGGCGAGGTCGGTGCTGCCCAACTCGTTGAAGACGGAGATTGTGGTCTCTGCCAACTTCCGCGAGTGGAGGCACATCTTCAGGATGCGCACCTCCAAGCGAGCGCACCCTCAGATGTACGAGGTGATGCGTCCGTTGCTCAAAGAGCTACGAGGAATGGTTCCCGTGATCTTCGAGGACGTGGGCACCACGGAAGGGTACTAGGTTCTGCCATGGGCTACAGCATCGAGGTCATCATGCGCGTATACGACGACAGCAACGGGGGCTACTTTCAGATCAGCCAAGACCCGGATGGTCTAGATTTGGTCAAACTTGCAGCTTGCGACTCCGTGTACGGGGAGGTGTCCTCGTTCACCATGAAGCTGGAGTGCGCCCGCAAGTTCCATCAAGCGCTGGGTGAGTACGTCATTCGCGAGAGTGGCCGCCAAGTGGAGAAGGATGATGCAGACACATCCAGTGAACGGATCAGTGGAGATTACTAGGGTAGTAGTCCTGCAGGATTGGTTGGTGCGCCTTCGGTATCGAGGCGAGGAATCCTTCTACCTGCCGCCAGAGCTCAACTACTCGGTGCTGGCGGGGGCTGCCTACGGGCACCCCCGTTTCCCGGATGGGCACAAGGTGAAGACGAGCGCCATCGAACGGATAGACGGGCGGTTTGTCACCACCAAGGGCGGCACCATCTACCGCTTGGGCCGCGTGTCCAAGGAGTACCGGGAGTACCTTCGTAAGGAGGGCATCCCCTACAACTCTTCGCAGCCTGTGTTCTTCAAGGAGCTACAGCCCAGCAAGGAGGTCGGATGAGCGGTACGAGTGTGTCTAGGGCCATTCAGCGTGTGTCCGGGTGGCCCTATCAGAAGTGCCTCCAGTGGTGGAGGGCGCATTGCGCTGAGCTAGCAGAAGGGCCGGGTACACGGTCTGAGAGAGCTGTGGCGCTATGGCGGCAGAAAGAGGCTGTCGTCTCTGCCCCACGTGAGGTAGCTGCCCCGAAGGCAGAAGACGAGGAATCATGAAGCTGGAACTTGCTACATACCGTGAAGGCATTCCGTGGACGGTGGTGACGCTCAGCCCTAATGAGGCGTTGCACCTGGCGGAAAGCCTCATTCGTCAAGCGCGTACCGGGGACCCCAACTCAGGGCGTCCAGAGTTCCACGTGAGAGGTGGGTACTTCACCGTGTACGTGATGCCGGAGGAAGACGTGAAGTACCCTGAAGGTCCCGTCGGTAAGGTTTCTCTGCGCGGGTATATGCAGGACATACAAGATCTGCATGACAAGGCCGTAAGCGGCTTGCGGGTTCCTAAAGAGCTCCTGTACGACGAGGAGAAGTAGGATGGATAACCCAATCGTTGAGGTGAAGGTATCCGTCGAGATGGTGGTCAACGTGGGCGTCAACTGCAGCGTCGAGACTACTTTGATGCAGGTAGAGAAGCGCGCCACAGAGGAAGCAAAGCAGCTGATTAGCGGAGTTTTGCTTGGTAATAGCCACATTGTGGATAAGGACCGTATTGGCATAGTCGGCGTGAAGATCCACAACGTTACCATCCGGGAGAAGTAGCCATGGGAGAGCCAGTTTACCTGACGCAGGAGCTCACGTCGTTGACGTGCTGGGCACGAGAGGGATGCGGCATTCAGTTCGCGGTTCCTAGCGGCTTCTACAAGATCTGCAAAGAGCATGGGGCATCCTTTCATTGCCCTCGTGGGCACAGGCTCAGCATTGGAGAGAGCGCCGTGGACAAGCTCACCAAGGAGCGCGACCGCGCCATCAAGGAGAAGGAGTGGGCTCAGCAAGAGGTCAAGCACGCCGATGCGCGCGCGAGGACTGCTAGACGCGCTGAGAAGCTCGCCAAGGGCAAGCTGCGAAACCAGTCTGAGCGCGTGAAGAACGGTGTGTGCCCCTGCTGCAAGCGCACGTTCAAGCAGCTTGCCGCGCACATGAAGTGCAAGCACCCGGATTGGGATGGAGAGGAGAAGCTTTGCGAAAGCCCACCGTGAAGGAAGTGTACGTTTTACATAACTGCCTCGACGGTTTGAAGCGGGACATCGAGGCCCTCGTCGCTCAGGGTCCAAACCACGACATCCTTGGCACCATGGGTACGAACCTAGTGGTACTACACGGTATTCACAAGAGGATGTGGGAAGAAGATGAAGTAGGTGCAATGTTCATGAACCCCCATGGAGTGAGACGGCTAGGGCTGTCCTCGAAGGAAGAAGATGACAGTACAAGGAAACCTGAAGAAGGTTGAGTGTCCTTACTGCGACCGGAGCATCTCCGAGACCAACCTCTCCAAGCACGTGGCGGTTTGTGTAGAACTCACGAAGAGTGAGCTTCGCGCACGTGCCTGGCGACGGGCGGCTGAGGTGTTAGGTGAGGAGATGGACAACTGCTTCGACGAGTCGGCTATTGAAGTGGCTATCGTAGGCCACATTAGGAAGGTCATCATCCCGTTCCTTGCTAAGAAGGGACGAGATATAGCGGAGAAGGGAAGCAAGAAGCTGATTCCTCCAGACCTGAAGCGGTGTCAGGGCGAGAGCAGGGAGGGCAGCTTCATGACTTTCGGCCCCCGTTCCATGGTTCGCTGTGAGAAGGCGCCGGTGGTCATCGCCACGGAGCTGAAGCCAGGCCCAGATGGCATGCGTGGGAGCATGTCGCTGTGCCAAGAGTGCCTGGAGGTGTTCAAGAAGGCGTTTCCAGATCGAGCTCGGTTCCGGGATTGCTAGAGGAGGAAGTAGTGGCGTATCAGACGGGTGTGAAGCTGGACGAGCACGCTAGAAGAGCAGAGGCGACCAGAAGTCCCGCTAGCATGCCGGGCTCCAGGAACGGCTGGTGGATGGACAACTGCCCGAAGCACGGGCACACGTCGTTCAACACCATTGTCGAGGGCTGTGAACAATGCGCTCGAGAGCGCTTGGAGGAGAAATGAAAGAGGACATCCGACCCTACTTGATTCAGCGTATGAAGCTGCGTCATCAGAACGAACCCGCAGGCTTCGACCAAATGTGGAGCCTGGACTACATGGGCGCCGCTGAGTTTGAGTATGGGGCATTACCACAATCACTGCGGGAGATAACGCGTGAGTTAGACCGCTACGTCGTCACGCCTGTGGAGCCAAAGGTCATTGCTCACGATGGACGAAGGCTGTACATCCTCTCCAAAACGGAGTGCGTAGACGACATCCAGCGCCTGGTACCTGGGCTGAAAGACGGAACGACGCGCCTGAAGGAGCTCACCTACCTCAAGGAGTCCTTGTTCAAGCCGGGCTCTATTGAAGGCTCGTTCAGCCACTCCAAGTTCGACGGGTGGTGGGACATCGAAAACAACTACATGCTCATTCTCGGCGACAAGGCTGCGAATCGTACAATCTCTGCCATCGGTCTGTACAAGACCTCGGACCACTACAAGAGGTGGGAAACCGAACAGAGGAAAAAGTGACGCCAGGCTACGACATCGAGCACGTGACGTGCATCGCCGAATCCAAGAACGGCAAGTCGCTCCTCATGCAGAAGACGTGTGAGGAGTTCGACGGCGAGGACGAGCCTGGGAAGTGCTGGCTCCCCAAGAGTCAGATCACGGAAGACAGCGAGGTGTACGAAGTAGGTAACGAGGGCACGCTTATTGTGACCGAGTGGATCGCCAAGAAGAAAGGGTGGCTTTGACATGATCAGAGAAGAGCAATGGATCAACTACCGGATTGTAGAGATACCCAACGTGGTGACGGTGCTTCAAGACAGAAGCATCGATTGGGCCGTTGGTTACTTCATGGAGCACGTGGAGCCCTCGTGGCGTCCCGACTGTGTGCTTGCGACTCCCAGAAGCAAGAACTTCAAAGGTCCTGAGCTGGTAACTCCGTTCGTCACGTTCACTGAGGAGGACGTCAAGAGTTACCAGCGGGATCTACTTGGGTGCTTGGGGGACTATGGAACGGTGATGAAGAAAGCCGTTGCAGAGGCGATGTACAAGCTACGTGCCCTCGATGCGACCCCGGCGATACTGCGCCTGTGTTACCCCGCCTACGGCCGCCTCCAGCTATACCTCAGAAGCATGGGGCTGGAGTCCTCGGGCACCTTTCTGGGTCTGAAGCTGGAGCAGGACCACAGCAGGTGCTTTGTGATGTCAGAGCCCTTGGTAGGTAGGTTCGTTGAGGTCGACGTGGAGTGGAAAGTGACGAGGGTAGTGGCGTGAAGAAGGCCGCAAAGAAGCGCAAGTACCCGCTGCGCGGGACCGGGTGGGTAGTCAGTTCCCATGGCAAGGTAACCAACATTCGGTTCGTGCAGGACAACAGGTACGCAAGCTTGATCGTCACCAGTCCGCGAGAGTTGAAGGGAGACCGCTACGCATCCTGCTTGGCCACGGAGTCAGCTTGCGTGCGCGCGTTGGTGAAGGAAACGCAGCGAGTGGTGGATAACTTGAAGGAGTACCTCACCGTGTACCAGGCACGATACGATGGCGCCGAGAGCTCCCTTGCCCGACTCAGCGCTCAGTTGAAGGCAGCCAACGCCAAGGAAAGAAAGAATCGAGGAAGGAGGGGTATAACAGCAAAGAGGAGATGAGGATGAAGAAGTCTGCATTGAACAAGATGAGCAAGGCCAAGCTGGTGGAGCTGGTCATGGCGCAGGACGTGGACATCAGGAAGTTGGCCACGGAGAAGTACCAGCAGGTCTTGGACTTCCAGCGTAGGGAAGACAAGCTGAACGAGGTCATCAGCTCCACCAACATGTCCGCCGCCAGGATCAAGGCGCAGGCGGAGGAGTCGAAGTACCAGCTGGACGAGGAGCTGGGCAGGGTGCGCCGGGAGCTCATGCGAGAGAGGGCCATCGTCAACGGGTTGATAAGAACTTCTTGACACGGCTACTTCACGCGGCACATGCTTTATTGGACGGCGCCCGAGGGCTCAATGGGGGCTTGCTCCCAGCCGTCTTCTATTCCGGGCCCGACCGGTTTCGACGTGGAGGAAAGAACACTTCTGCATGCAGGCTGGGCTCACACAGCCTTAATAAAAGTGGGCATCAGCTAGTTGCCAACGACAACTATCTTGCCGACGTGGCGTAAGCCACCCGGCCGTTGACGGGGTAGGAGTCCTAGTACCCCCCGAGGCGTAAACCCAACAAGGGCTGGACCGAGAGAGCGAGCTGGGATGCCGGGCTCCGGTCGAGATACTTCGGCGGTCCTACGAGGCGGGTCACTTACCAAGCCGCTACAACCCGCTGCAGGGTTAAGCAGCCAAGCATGTGAAGAGGAAGCGAACAGAACTTTGCGGATTCGGGTTCAACTCCCGACGGGTCCTCTAAGGAGGTAGATGTCCTCCGATAGAACATCTGAGTATATGGCGTGGCAGAACATGGTGCAGCGCTGCACCAATAGGAAGTTCAGGCAGTACAAGGACTACGGTGGCCGTGGTGTTAAGGTGCATAGCGATTGGCTGGGTAGTGGCGGCTTCGCTCGCTTCTTTCAGCATGTTGGGCCTAAGCCTGCCGCTGGACTTACGCTCGACCGTATTGACAACAATAGAGGGTACGAGCCTGGTAACATACGCTGGACGGACCGCAGGACGCAGAACAGGAATAGTTCAAAGAACGTGTTCTTGACGGTCGGAGGTGAGACGAAGACGTTGGCGGAATGGAGTGAGATTACGGGAGTTCCGCACAGCACTCTTCGGTACCGTGTGGCCCACGGGTCGGCTCCAGAGGATGTTGTGCGCCCCGGACGCCGTTCTAGTTGGGAGAGGAAATAGGATGGAGAAGAAGGTAGAGGCTCTGGTTCATCAAGCACTGCAGGAGTTCTGCGGCGTCCCGAAGAACGAGGTCAAGAACGACGTTACGTTCAACAGCTACAAGCTGGACGAGCTCGATCTCATGTACATCACGCTCTTCTTGGAAGAGGAGCTGGACATCTGCATCGACGACGAAGTGGTGACGGCTCTCCCAATGGGGTTCACGGTTCAGAAATGGATCGACATGGTGGTCAAGACCATGGGACAGCGGCACGAAGGGGTGGGATGAGAGCCGTATACTGCGTGCTGTGCGAGGACTTTCACGACATCGACACGAGGCAGTGCCCGTGCTGCTGCGGAGGCTGCGGAGATGAACTGGATGGAAACGGCATTTGCCCTCGCGGTTGTGTTGACGGCGGCCCTGCTACTCTTCCTAGTGGTGCTCAGGCAGCACCGAAGGAAGATGGACGAGAGTCTTCTCCCGGGTAACCGGGGAAGTGGTGGAGAGCAACCGGAGCATCTTGCCCGGTCGCCCCCTGGAGCTCAGCGCTTGGGCTCCTCATCGGCTAGTCTAGACGCGCAGGCTCGGGGCGCCTGGTCGTGCGTCAACACTGAACGTGGCTGCCGCTGCGAGATGAAAACAGCGGCCTGGAACAACAAGACTGGCTAGGCAACCCCGACAAGGGGAATAAATCTCGGTGACTCGCGCTGCACCGCACCGTCGGAGCATCGGTCATGCGAGGCGACCTGGGGCAAGTCGAGAAACTGCCCCAGCACCCGGGTGTACCTCAACTTGGTAGAGGACCGGCTTTGGGAGTCGGTTGTTGCTGGTTCAAATCCAGCCATCCGGACGAGTGGATAGAGAAAGAACCAGAATCATTAAACCTGCTGGGACTATTCACTTACGGGAGATGGGTTCCGTTACGAAGTCGCCCCCTTGCACGCCCACAGTTCTCGGGGTCTCTTGGTAGAAGCTGCAAAGGCGGAGGGAAACCGTAGAAGTACTTGCAGCACCCATCGCTTTGAACGGTAGCTCAGTCGGTAGAGCGGTGCCCTTACAAGGCGCATGTCGCAGGTTCAACCCCTGTCCGTTCAACCCGCGCCGTGCTCATAGAGATTCAGGTGTGCCAAAACCATGCATCTGAAACCCTCGTGGGGTGTCAACGGCTAGTAGGAGCTGGAGAGCCTATGAAGAAGCCAGGTGACGCTGGCAAAAACGGTCTGCTCGAAGAGCCCTGGTGTGGCGGTGCCGGGCTGTGAGGGAACAACCTGCACGCCGTCGAGGGCGTTAGCTCGATGAAGCGGCGTATGGGCCCGAGCGGGAACACCTAGTGGCTGAGGGGCTTGCCCCGTAGATGCTATCAGGTGCCACCTTTTTGCTGGTGTAGCTCAATAGGTAGAGCACCGGTTTTGTAAATCGGTGGTTGGGGGTTCGATTCCTCTCGCCAGCTCGGACTCATAGCTCAATCGGTTAGAGCCCTCGCCTCATAAGCGAGCTGTTGCCGGTCCGAATCCGGCTGAGTCCACCTGGGGATACCCATGGGAGTGTCGTGGTAGAGCTTCTGTGGGTCCCCGCTCACCAATGCGCCTTCGGGCGTAGAAAGTAGGAAGACAGTGGCAACGAAAGAGATGACCAGAGATCAGAAGCTCGCGGCACTGGCCGAGGCTCCGCAGGAGTTCTGCCTCAAAGCGCTGAAGGACAAGAACATGCACGTGGCTGCCAAGGCGCTGAACCGGCTCCTGAAGATCGAGGACAGCAGCCTTGCGCTGTACGTGTCGTTGCTGAACTTCGGAGAGCTCCACAAGCGCTTCGGGGAGTTCCCGATGCTCGAGGGGATGCAGAAGTCGCTGGCTACCAGGGAGGCCGCGATTGTCACGAAGGTCAAGCTGGCGGAGTACTTGGAAGAGCAGAAGAAGGAGCTCAAGGTGCTCAAGGGCAAGCTCAGGGAGCTGGAGGTGGTCGGCCACAAGGAACCAGACCTGAATCTGGCGTACCAGAAGCAGGCCGCCCTCATGGTCGCGGCAGCCGATGCCCTAATCAAGCACAAGATCCCGGAACTTCCGGGATGGATGATGCGGTGCGTCCGCTACGCCAAGGCCCGCTGGAATCAGCACGGCGACCCGTCTACGCCGCCTACGTTGAGTGAGGACCTGCTATACTAGGTCCATGCGCTGCGGGAGGGTGACACCTCCCGTAGTGCCCGAGGCAGCTTGCGGAACCCACGACCGGGCCCGTGGGCTGCCTCAGTCTTTTGTTGCTGAGTTACGACCACCAGGCCCGGCTGTCTCCGGGACGACCCGTTTGGATCGGGCGCGGATGGAGCGCACAGCACCAACCAGGCCCGGCTGTCTCCGGGATAGGAGGATATGAATACCGCAACGCACATGAAGTTCACGTGCCCTCTGTGCCTGTCACCGTTCTATGGTACGGACAGGGCAGCAAACGAAGGTTCTTGCCACGGTCCTCGGTGTCAGTTCACGTGGAACAGGAACGAGGACTGGAAGTATTTCCAACACGTTACGTACATCACCTTCGATTCCCGTGAGGAGTACGAGAGGCACAAGGAAGAGTACAACCGGCTTCAACCGGCCGTCGGAACTGTGGCTAGCTAAGAAGCCGCTGGAGGATGCGCGGGGGTCATGCCCCCGCTTTCCTTCTAGCCCCAGTTCAGATGGCCTCCGCCCAGTCCTGTAGTTTCTCCCCGTCAGGCCAGCGGTTCATGCAGGTGTTGTACGTCTTCTCACGCTGCGCCGCCCAGTCCACGGTCTTTGGCTTCTGGTCGTCCTTGTCACCGACGGGGATTTGTACCCGTCCCTGGGTCTCCAGCTTCTCCTTCTCCAAAGCTGCCCTGGTGGTGGACGGGGAGCACTGCCCTCCGGTCCCGTAAGCGGAGTACATGGAGTAGGCCCACGTGGTGCCCTTGCAGGTAGCTCCAGCGTGCGCACGGAACTTGGCCAGCATTCGCCCTCCAGCTTCGTAGCAGCGCTTCAGGCTGTCTCGGTCGCTACCCAGGACCATCTTGGCGATGTCCTCTGTGCTCATAGCCAGCCGCTGGTCCTCAGACAGCCAGCTGACGTTGGCGGCGATGTGCTGCGGCATCACCTGCATCACGCAGGCTTCGCCATCTGGCCCGCGGCCTGCAGGAGGTGCTCCAATCATGATGTCCTCGCGGTAGCCACTCTCCCAGATAGAGCTGGCGAGCATGGCGCACGCAGCGCTTTGGGGACCTTCTGGCCACCGGACGGGGGTGCAGTCCTCGATGACAGACCCGTCTTCGTCCGTACAGCGCGTGAGATACGTGGCCGTTCGAACCAGGGACTCTGCTGCTGCCTTGTACCGTTGAGCTGCTGACTCTCTTGTTTCTACACGCACCCATCCGCTCCTGTATTCACTCCAGCGAGGTGGTGCGCATAACGGAGAATCTGCGATGCAAGTAGGCGTGATGTCACACGCGGGTGAGCTCTTGTCGAAGCCGCACAGGGGCAAGAGCTCCATCGAATAGACGGAGTTTCCTGGTCCGGTATGGTTCAACAAAAACATGAACATGTACTGGGCAAGTGGTGACATGGAACCTTTCTAGCACGGGGTTGTTCATGAACAGCAAGAACTTCCTTGTTGACTGCCGTCCGAACGGCAGGTACAACTGTCGCGTCTGTCCAGAGCAACCGGTAACACCTGAAGGACGAGGGAAGAGTGGAAGACCGAATCAAGCAGTACGGGGACTTGAACGCGAACCGCAAGTCCCGTACAATGGAGGCGGACATGAAGCGCCGTAACAAGGGCGACGGCGCGTCGACGAAGGAGACGATCGTGGTCTCCTCGAACCAGAAGCCCTAAACGCTGCCTATGGGCCGCCGGCGTCCCCATCCCAATCCCTCAGCGTCGGCGGCCCGTAGCTTTCCGTGAGTAAAGGGGAATCACCCCCGGCCGCCTGGGTAGAACTCGTTGTTGCGCTTGTAGGCGCGCCACACGGTCCACCCGAAGACGGCCATGCTCAGGAGCTGCAGCATGGTCCCTCCACAGCTGTTATGCCGTGGAGAGCCCGCTGATTTCATCGCAGGATGTCGTGCTTCCCGATCTCGAAGTGCATTCCATCCAAGCGGTTGTTGGGCGGCCACCCCCACCCGCCCCACCAGAATCGGTTCTTTGCAGCGAGCTCCACCAGCTCTACCACTGACCCTTTCTCTCCCCTGCCTGCAGGTCTACGGCCCAGGCCGTTCCAGGCGACGTTGATGTCGAAGGCGGTGGCGTACGCGTGGTTGCTGAGGGCCGTTCCACCGCGAACCTTGCGCGGCGCCCAAGACCCGCCCCAGGTCATGATGTGGCCTAGCAGGTTGTACAGCTCTACGTCCCTGAAGAATCCGAGGAGATCTTCAACGTAGTTGGCATGCCACTGCACCTTGCCGCTCGTTGGGAACCCGCATCCAACGGCGAGCCCAGCTAATGTCTTCAGCTGTGGCACGAATACGGTGGCGATATTGCTGGCGACCCACCCATTCGTAATCTTGATGCCGTCGATGTTGCCCTTCGTAGGCGCGTCCGTGTAGCGAAGAACTCCGAAGAACTTCTCTCTGTCATCACTTCGGATGTACGTGAGACCAGCAGGAGGTCGAACTTGAGAAAACTCCGTTACGTGCGCGTCCGCATCGATTCGAAGGCCGAGGGCCATTGCCATCCCCCAGCTTTGCTCTCCAACGTCCCCGTCGTCGATCAGTCCGTACTTTCGTTGGAACGATTTGGTATTCTCCTTCGCGGAGGTGGTGTAGCCGCTGTAGATGCTGTCGGACAAACCCGCAGAGTACAGGAAGGTGGTCCATACGGTGACCCACTCGTTGGTGGTCCCAAGGCGTAGAACTGGTGGCATAGATTCTCCTCTCGTGACTTTGATGCCCGCTCATGTAGAATACTTGCATGGCAGACCGGCAGGACACCGCGAGTGAGCATCAGCTGCAGAGCCTGCACGTGAAGCAGCGGCAGGCACTCAACGACGCGTTCGCGCAGTTGGAGGGTGAGAAGTCGGTTCAGTCCTTCAACGCTTTCACGTTCGAGGAGGCGCTGCAGCTTCAGATCGACGCTATACAGGGGGAGAGCACGCGGATACGACCCAACGAGCTCGACAGAACGGAGCGCGTATACCAGAACCTGTCGCAGGCGGTAGAAGAGCTGAAGCAGGTGCCGCCGGAGATGTTCTTGAGGAAGGACGAGACGCGGGACGTGAACACGCCAGAGGAGCCGGAATGACCATGCCTACGAAGATCGAGGACATTCGCTGGGGCAGCTACAACACGTTCGAGGGCCCGTGGTATCCCGGGGTGTTGAAGTACGAGCTCCCGAAGAACCCCACGCTTGAGCATCAGGTGATCTCCGTGATCACGGCCACTGAAGGTGGCGCGCTGGATGCCATCAATAGGTACGACAGTTGCATCGACACGCAGGGCGTCATCCAGTGGTGCAACCGGTCTCCGCTGTACTTCGTGGACCAGATGTACACGCTGCTGGATGATGCCGCGCTGGCGCATGTTCAGTCCGTGGCTGCCACCAGGGAGTACCGGTTCGATAAGGCAAGTGGGCACTTTCAGGGGCGCCATGGTGTACCTGTGAGCACAGTAGATCAGCAAGCGTCCATGTACTTTGCTGGGGCTTCGGGGAGCAAGGGCGGCTGGAGCGACGAGCAGAAGTACGCGGCAAAGCTGTGGGTGGCGGCTGCCGCCGACGTTTGGCAGAGCCCAGCGGCCCGTGAAGCGCAGATTCAGTTCACGGCGAAGCGCGTTGCTATGTTCTTCCTGGTTGGGGCCCTGTCCAAAGATCTAACCCGTGAAGCCCGCGAGGTATCATCCCCGGAGTCACTGGCCTTCTACGCGGCGTACCTGAGCTTCGCGGCCAACAACCCAAGGAAGGCCAGCGAAGCGCTGCAGGCGGCAGTGAACGAGATGGGTGACAAGGTGGAACGGTTCACGTTTCCCTGGCTGCTCTCCGTACTGAAGCACCTGGTGTTCGATCCCGGCATCAGCATTTACCCAGGCCGGTACAACAAGATCCGGCCCGTGATCGAGAGGCTGTTCGGTGTCGACTTGCCGGATATGGCGGAAGACATCGCGAAGTTCAACCGAACGTTCCCAGACCAGTTCTTGGACATTGGAGATGTGCAGCGCGCGCTCATCCGCCTTGGCTATGACCTGGGGCCGAAAGGCGCCGACGGCGTGTTCGGTAAGAAGTCCACGTGGGCCTTGCGGGAGTTCGAGCTCAGCTCTGGTGCCGCGCAGAGCGAAGCCGATGGAATCTTGGACTGGAAGACGCTGTCGCTGCTCGAGCAGGCCATGAAAAAGCTCGGTGTGGATGGCGTCATCAACGCTTAGAAATCCAGCCTGTTAAGCTGACCGGTTGACTGGTCTGCTCCTCTTGGGGTACGTGCTAGACTCATCCCGTGGGCATCGATCTACAAACTGTAGTCCCCCAGGACGCCATCCCGATCAACAACGTCAAGTACGCGTCGGTGAGGGGCATCGGGACGCTGGACGTAACTGGTGAAGACTTCCGGTCCGTCGACGATGTGATGATCAACGACATCTCGTCCCCGGATGTGGTTGTTCTATCGAAGACCAGGTTGCTCGCGCAGCTGCCGGACAGCTTGCAGCGTAACCCAGATGTACGAAGCGTCCTGGTACTTTCGCGTACGTTCACAGTGACCTCAAAGAGCCTGCTGAGGTTCCGCATTGGGGACACCCCGGGGCGCACGCAGGGCATCAACAGGTTGGTTCAGCTGTTCATCAAGCTGCTGCTGTCTAACCCAGGCAGTGACCGCTTCAACAGGCAGCTTGGCGGTGGCGCGCTGAAGAACGTCGGTAGTAACTTTGATGCTGTTGAGGGGAACACCATCAAGGCTGACTTCACGATCGCCATCGACCGTACAGCTCGCCAGATAATATCTCTTCAAAGCAGAGATGGCTCTCTTCCCGCGGACGAGAGACTTCTCAGCGCGACGCTGGTGGGTGCCACGTTCAGCAGGGCGTCCGCGGCGTTGTTCATAAACGTGGAGTTGGTGCCGCAGAGTGGCCGCCCAGCGCGGTTGAACCTGGAGGTCTGAAGTGGGACTGCGCGACCTTGAGTCTTTCATGCGGGAGCGGGCGTCTGTTTATGATAGTAGCCTGGACACGACTGCCGGCTCGCCTTTCGACAGCAAGGTGATTCAGCCGTTGCTTCGCCGTGTGGGGATCGACCCATTCACGGTGGACCTGGTCACCTTCCTCATCACGCGCCTGAAGCAAGCGTACCCACGCATGGCGTTGAACGATGGGGACAACCTCACCGACCTGTTGGTGAAAGCCAACTCACTTCTGTGGGACCCGATAGTGCGGGAGACAGCACGCGTTCAGCGAAACCTGTCCCTGCAGGACCCGACTACGCTGACGCTCGATGAGGCGGACAGCCTCGGCGGCAACTTCTTCATCCCGAGGCGTAGGGGTCGGTACTCTCGGGGGGTTTCCCGCATCCTGTTCGGGTCGCCCAGCAACCAGTCCATCAACCAGAACAACTTCTTCACGTCGCGCGGTGGGCTCGTCTTCTTCCCAACGGAGCTGCAGAGCATCCGTACGGCAGAGATGGCGCTGAACGTCACCGACGGGAACTTGTACTACTTCGACGTCAACGTCATCGCTGAGCGTCCAGGGACCGCGTATGACATTGGCCCCAACGAGCTGTCCTCCGTGGCGAACATACCGGGGGCGGTTCGAGTGATGAACCTGTCCAGGTTCAAGTTTGGCGAGGAGGAAGAGAACGTCGTCGACTACGTGGCCCGCGTTCAGAAGAGCCTCGGCGAGAAGAGCCTGGTCACGCTCAGGGGGATCGCAGCCAAGGTGCTCGAGGCGTTCTCGGACGTGAACCGACTGAACGTGGTTGGGTTCAATGACCCAGAGATGCAGCGGGACGTCATTCGGGGAGGTGGGTTGGGGCCCATCCTGGCGTCTGGGAAGCTTGGTCGTACTGCCCCCGACGGCGAGGGGCAGGCGAAGTCCCGCCGGTTCGTGACTGATGAGACCGACTTCTCTGGGCTCATCAACGCCAGCAGCGTGATCACCATCGTGGGTGATTCAACAGTGGCTGGCGACTACGTAGTTCGTAGGTTCGTGTCCACAGTAGCTGGTGACTCCTCCATCGACTTGGAGAGCCAAGAGCTGGTCTACGGGGAGAGCGAGCTCCGCTGGTTCTTGCGGCGTAGGGAGCTCACGCTGAGTGGGATACCAGGCGGCATACTGTACCCCAATGGCCCCAACGGAGAGGTCACCATCCCATCCGACTCCATTCACATTGGTGGAGCTAACGACATCCACGTGCGGACGTCGGACTTCGATGAGGCCACGCTCACCATCACCAACGTCACCGATGATGCCCCCATCCTCAGTGGCATCAGTGCGCTAGAAACGGTAACTACCGGCTTCACGCTGTCAGACTACACGCTTCCGTTGGATGCAGCCGTCGAGAGCGTGCTGGCACAAGCGGAAGCTGGAGGTTGGACCATCCAGGTGTTCGACGGGCCCAACGCCGGTGCGTACCGAGTGCTTCAGCGCTCTGGCAACGTGCTCACTACAAGCCCAGCCCCGGCTTTAGACCCCGTTCCTCGGCGTTGGCGGTTGTTCGACGTCATCAACCTAGACCTCAACGAGCCTAAGGAAACCAAGCTGGTGGCCACCGACTTGGTGGCGGTGCAGGGGAACAAGGTCGTCAGGTCCGGAAGTGGCTTGAACTACTTGGCCTACAGCGTGGCGAAAGATGACGTTCTTCGAGTCCTGGAGGGGGAGGAGCGTGGAGACTACATCGTCGAAGCAGACCCAAACCCGTTGACGCCGGATAGGTTCACGGTCACCCGCGAGTTCTCCAGGTCCTTCTCCGACGGCTCGTACATCATCTTCACCCCCGGCGCCGAGTCGTTGGACACCCCGCTCATCCGGGTCCGCAGCGTGGAGCTTCTCGACTCCAGCTCGCAGCCTCAAGGCTCGTTCGTTCCATACGCCAAGCCGGTGGATGTGCAATCCAGAAGCTTCCAGAACCCGGCTCGAGGGGTGAAGCATTCCCTCATCGATGTGCAGCTGGGGCTGGTGTCTGCAGCGTTCTCGTTCCCCCTTACTGTAGTCGCAGGGGCAAATGTATTCGTTCTGTACCTTGGGGGCCTCGGTTCTCGAACTGTAACGGTCACAGTGGCAGCCTACGCAACGTTGAGCGCGCTCGTGGCTGAGCTCAACAACGCCATCGAGGCGGTGGCTGGGGTTGGGTACTCTGAGGTAGTTACCGCCGTCGACGATTCACGCTTCGGCATTCGCCCGGTTGGGAATGGGTTTGTCGGCGTCACCGGCGGCAACGGGCAATCCTTCTTCTTCGGAGACATCGAGCTCAGGACCACCGCGGACATTCGCTCGGATGCAGTGCTGGCAGACGGCGGGTGGGGAACCGTCAGCCCCCTCATCGACTACACCCGAGGGCTGGATGTGCTTCAGGTTCTAGACGGAAGGAACGTTGGGTTCTACAGCGCGCCGTTCATTCTTCAGCCGGATGGGTTCCCAGGTCTCAGCATCTCGCAAGCACTAGTGAACGCCAAAGACGATGCTGCCATGATCGGAGGGGAGGGTACGTACTTCTCCCCCGAGGTTCGTAGAAGCGTGAACATCGGGACGCGATCGGTTGGCAGCGTGCGGGTTTATTTCTTGGAACCCACCAGCTTCGAGGTGACTGCGGAATCCACCGTGTTCTCCTTGGACCTTGGGGAATCCGGCATCGCCAGGTTCATCCCCGACCCCACCTTGGGATACCAGTTACTTCCTCCGCTGCCGGATGGGGAGCCGTCCAACGACGCCTCTACGCAAAACAACGGTGGCAACCAGCTGACGGCGAGTTCTCAGAACTTCATTTTGAGCGGCGTGCACGCCGCGGATGTAGTTGTGATCGACTACTGGCCGGTCAAGGGCAGCACCCAGTTGACCGTGGACCCCATTGTTGGGCTGGCTGGGAAGGTGTTCCGGTTCAGCATCGACGACGGTCCAGAGCGGGTACTGACCTTCATCCGCGACGACACCTCGATCCCCGTCACCGACGTGACGATTGGTGGGATGGTAGATCAAATCAACGCCATAGCTGGTGTTGAGGTTGCCAGCGTTGATGCAGATGACCGACTTCAGTTCGAAGCGAATGTGAAGTTCTCGGTCAAGAAGGACGGTACGCCCGTTTCTTCTTACCCCCTCATTTTGGGGAACTTGTACGGGCACGCGGGAACGCCATCCTTCTCCACGAATGACATCAACAACGTGTCGCCGCACGCTGGGGAGTACGAGATCTCGTCCGTGTCCTCATCCACGCAGTTGCTGGTGTCCCCAGCCTTCCCGATTGATGGGAACTGGGCATCCACGCTCAGCGGGCAGTCGTTCAAGGTGATGCGCAACGGTACGCAGCGGATTACCACCACGGCCATGTCGGAGAACGATGCCGGCGCAGGCTTGTACTACTTCGATGTGGAGTTGATCAGCGAGGGAGCTGGAGACTTCTGGAACATCGACGCAGACCAGCAGCTCACTGTGGACGGATACAAGAGCGACGGATACTACCTGGTGACCGACGACTCGAACCTGACCTTCAGTGAGTCAGAGCGCGTGAAGATGGTCATCAGCCGGACGATCCTCGAGCAGGGCGTTGACGACGACCCGCAGAACGCCACGCAGATAACCGGG